TAGGTCCAGTGTTACCGGTAGGTCCTGTAGGTCCAGTGTTACCAGTGTTACCAGTATTACCTGTAGGACCTGTGACAGTTGATGCTGGTCCAGTATTGCCTGTAGGACCTGTTACAGTTGAAGCAGCACCTGTAGGACCTGTATTACCGGTAGGTCCTGTAGGTCCAGTGTTACCAGTGTTACCAGTATTACCTGTAGGACCTGTGACAGTTGAAGCAGCACCTGTGGGTCCAGTATTACCTGTTGGTCCTGTGATAGTTGATGCTGCACCTGTAGCTCCAGTATTACCCGTTGGACCTGTTACATTTGAAGCAGCACCTGTAGGTCCAGTATTACCGGTAGGACCTGTTACAGTTGAAGCAGCACCTGTTGCACCTGTATTACCTGTTGGTCCTGCTACACCTTGATTTCCTTGAGGTCCAGTATTACCGGTAGGTCCTGTGACTGTGCTTGCAGCACCTGTAGGACCTGTATTGCCAGTAGGACCTGTGACAGTCGATGCTGCACCTGTTGGACCTGTATTGCCTGTTGGTCCTGTGACAGTCGATGCTGCACCTGTGGCTCCAGTATTGCCTGTAGGACCTGTTGGACCTGTATTGCCTGTATTGCCTGTGTTACCGGTGGGACCTGTCACAGTTGAAGCTGCTCCAGTAGCTCCAGTATTACCTGTAGGTCCTGTGACAGTCGATGCTGCACCTGTTGGACCTGTATTACCTGTTGGTCCTGTGACACCTTGGTTACCTTGAGGTCCAGTATTACCCGTAGGACCTGTGACAGTACTTGCTGCACCTGTTGGACCTGTATTGCCAGTAGGACCTGTGACAGTCGATGCTGCTCCAGTAGCTCCAGTGTTACCTGTGGGTCCTGTGACAGTCGATGCTGCACCTGTTGGACCTGTATTGCCTGTTGGTCCTGTGACACCTTGGTTACCTTGAGGACCTGTATTCCCTATGGATCCTGTATTCCCTGTATTCCCTGTAGCTCCAGTTGGACCTGTATTGCCAGTAGGACCTGTGACAGTACTTGCAGCACCCGTGGGTCCAATATCACCCGTAGGTCCTATGGGTCCAGTATTTCCTGTTGCACCGGTTCCAGATGCAGTTCCAGGAGGTCCTGTGAATCCTGTAGGTCCAGTATTTCCAGTGTTACCAGTAGATCCTGTAGGTCCAATCAAGTAGTCTAAACTGTTCCAAGGTGTTACTCCATCTCCAATCTTGACCTTGTACGTGTCGGTTTCGTTTGCAAACTCTCCTGCAAGAAGAACTGTGTTTGCAGCCGCCCAGTTTGCAGCGGTATCGTGTCGAAGTTGGATTCGTTTAGGAACCGTCGGACATTGCGACATTACTTATACATCGCAATCATTTCCCGCTGCTCCACCGAAATCAATCACCTCGTATCCACCAAATGCACCACCTGAATCAATGATATCGCAAATATCATCATCAGCATCACCATTGGAGAATATAACATTGGGTGCAACAGGGCAGACAGGTTTCGGTATACCCACAAGAATCCCAGTTAGTCCATGTTCAAGGTATCCATTGGTAGACGCCTTGTAAGAAAAAAAGGTAGATGGATTTGAAAGGATCGCTGCACGTCGTGTCCGTTCGATAAACATGCCCGCATCGCGTGTTTGATTGACGAAGGACCTCTGCTTCCCAACCTGAATCGGAACCCATGGCAAAAAGGTTGGAACCGACTCGATAGGTTGACTATACGCTTTCCATGAATAGAGTCCAATGACTGTCAACAACAGTCCCAACACCAGAAGGTTGATGTTCATTGCTTCTTGCTTAGATGTTGTCTACATCCACTTCATCGTCTTCGTCGAACTCGAATCCATCTGGTGTAGAGGATGCTGCGTTGCCTGACTTCAAGAACATGCGTTCGTCCATATCCGGTTTGAGGTTACGAAGTCGTGCGACTTGTTCAGCCGAGAAGACTGCAATGATTTCATGTGTCTTTCCACCTAAGCCTGTCTCTGCGATCATGACGAGACTGTCGATGTCGACCCAGACCGTGCGTTTACCTTTACCTCGTAGACCACCTCGCATCGGCATGGTCTGTAAGACTTCTCTGAACTCCTTCTTGGTTTGTTTCTTGTTTCCTTCATCATCTTCATTCTCGAAGAAGTCTCGTTTCTTATCGTCGACGACTTCCTCCAAGTAGAAGACCTCCATACGTCCGCATCCGAGGCGTCTCGTGATACGAGCGATGTGAACACCGGTCAGTTTTTCGTTGTTTTTGATGTCATCGAGTAAGTCATCGATGAAACATCGGTTGTTGCGTGCTTTCGAACCTTCTGAGTTGCGTTGGGATCTATGTCCTGAACCTCCTGTTGTATTGCGTGGCATTGTGAGAATGGGGAAGGTTATGGATTTGACAAAACTGAATCCGTTTTGAACATCTTAAACGTGTTTTAGAAGATGTCTCGCAACATATTCGACCACATTGACATTCACCGAGTTTCCTAGTTGACGATATGCAATCGCATCCTTTTCAGGAAGAATATGCTCTTCAGGAAAACTCTGAAGACGAGCGCATTCACGAGGTGTAATGTATCGTCCCTTGGACCCTACAATCGAAGTCTGAACAATCGCAACTAAGGTTGGAAAGTCGGTTGCATTCTTGACTCGGATTCCAGATTGTCGTAGTTGAATGTAGTGGTTGTCAAGAACCTTGTCAGTCGGTTTCATAACTCCTGCTTGCCATTCAAGTTTCCCATAGACCTTGCGTTTTTCAAGAACCTCCTTGTGTTTTTCCATCCATGCGTCCCAGATAGGTTTGTGGGTTTCGTAGAGTTTCTTGTTCTTAATGATGTAAGTCTTCTTCCACTTGGCAATCCCTTCAGCGTCTGGGTCTTGATTGAAGTACTCAAGAATGATTGGAACACCTAGTGCAGTTCCTGCTAGAACTGGAATCATCTCATCCCATGCTTCACAGACCTTCTTGAACTCAGGTTTGATGTTGTACTTCGATTCAACCTTCTTCTTCTCTAAGATGACTACCTTTTCCTTGACAGGTTCAGGTGGAAGAGTCACTGAACCAATGTCCTTTCGCACTCCCATGAAATACACACGTTCACGCTTCTGAGGAACTCCGAATATGTGTGGACTTAACACTATATGCTTCATATCGTATCCAAGGTCATCGAAGACCTTGAGAATGGTTTGAAAGACAGCACCTTTCTGAACCTTGAGAATATGCTTGACGTTCTCCAGAAGTAAGTATCGTGGTCTTTTTGCCTCTACAATCCTTGCGATTTGGTAGAAGAGCGTCCCTCGTGTATCTTCGAGTGCACCTCGTCTTCCTGCATTTGAGAACGGTTGACACGGAAATCCGCCACAAAGAACATCATGGTCAGGAATGTCTTCTACCTTCAACTGATAGATATCACCAAATGGTCTCATTCCAAAGTTTCGCTCATATGAGTCTTGACAGTTTTTATCAATGTCTGAGGCAAGAACGCATTCACCTCCTAAGTTCTGTAGAGCACGATGAAACCCACCCATTCCACAGAAAAGGTCTACAAACTTGAAAGACATATAAAAAGAGTTGTATTAGTCAAGTGAAAATCCATTTTGAACTTAAGCGAGAGGCACAGCAACCGTCTGACGACTCTCTTCGATTGCTTTCTTTACACGCTCTAGTGCAAGATTCGTGATACTCTCAACCGGTACATCTGGGATTGACTTAGGGAACTCAATGTCAACCTTGTATTCCATAGGAAGTTTTGGAATAAACCCAGCGAGAAATCCAGACTTGAAACTTAGATTCGATTGAGTATCGACTTTGCCTTCTTCTGAATCCTTTTTGTTGTATACTTCCTTGTTAATGGTAGCACTATCGGTTCCAGGAGGAAATGAGGATACGATGATATCGTGATCGAGATACACAATACGAGTTCTCTTGCGTTTCACCTCTGTATAGATGATCAAGGTTGGAGGGAGTGGACGAATCTCTGCTTTGGATTCACCACGATAGTTCTCAAGAATAGGCGATTGACTGATATCACCGCTGTTCTTTAGAGAAATTCCAATCGTAGTCTTGCCTACTTCAACTTGGATATCAATGACGGTTGATGAGGATGCTACGTTTTTAGTAGGAAATCCAAGTGCATTGATGAGTTCAGTGATTGCATCTTCAGAAACTCCACCGGTTACGAACTTGTTTACATTGAGTGAGGGTGGAAACATGACGCGACAGACAAGTATCTCTTGGATTGCCTTTTCTGCGAGTACTTTACCTTCTGGAGATTTCATCTTGTTGAAGACTTCTACGATTGCTCTTGCATTCTCTGTATCTGTAGGTTTAAGAAGTTGTTCAGCAGGTGGGTTTTCTCGTTTGTAGACCTTTTCATGTGTTTTACAATAGTCACCTTCGCACTTATTTTTACATGCTGTTCCAATATTGCTCTGACCCTTACATGAGTTTGGGTTTGGTTTCGCTGCACCTATTACTGTCTTGAGGGTTTTGGTTTTTCGTTTCATTCTTCGAGTTCTTCCCATTATATTTCTGTAGAGCGTATATTTCGTTTTTCCCTCCCAATCAACTAACAAAACCAGACTGAAAACACGACAAGATCCCCCAACAATCCCCCCGTCCGTCCGACCCGGTCCGACCCCTGGGGACTTTGCGCAAACACTCTCGATTTCAACCAGGATTTGTGAGTTGGGGGTCTTGGGTTTTTGAGTGAATGTCTTGTTGAACTCTTGTTGGATGTCCTGCGTCTGTCCTGCAGTACTCCTGTGGCACAGACCTCGCTCCGCTCGGGGGCGCCGACTCATGAGTTTTGGGGGTGGGGTGGGTCTGCACCCTCGCCTGCGACTTTTTGTCGACACCCTCTAATAAGTAGTAGTAG